AAACAGTTGTACAAGCAAGCTGCTGGTACTGCTTAATCTGTTAAATAAAGGAGAATTAACATGGCTGGTGTAATTACAACAGGCTCCCATCCGAAGGCGTTATGGCCTGGTATTAAAGCATGGTGGGGACAAACCTACAATGAGCATCCCGAAGAGTACACTGCGTTGTTTGATAAAGATACATCGCACCAAAACTACGAGGAAGATGTTCAATTGACAGGTTTTGGTCTAGTACCCGTTAAAGAGCAAGGTGCTGGGGTTCAGTACGATTCTGAAATCCAAGGTTTTGTAACTCGCTATACGCACGTTGCGTATGCAATGGGTTACATTGTGACCAAGGAAGAAATGGATGACAACTTGTATGAAGTTGTTTCTAAGAAGCGTTCTGCTGCTTTGGCTATGTCTTTCCGTCAAACCAAAGAAAACGTTGCTGCTAATGTGTACAATCGTGCATTTAACAACACTTACGCTGGTGGTGATGGTGTGGCTATGTGTTCAACTGCTCACCCCAATACTACGGGTGGTACATTTGCCAACAAGCCTACAGTTGACGTTGACTTGTCAGAAGCTGCTTTGGAAGATGCGTGTATTGCAATCATGGGTCTACAAAATGATCGTGGTTTGCTAGTTGCTATTCAACCCAAAGATTTGCACATTGCTCGTCAAGAAGTGTTTAATGCTCAACGCATTCTTCACTCTAGCTACCAAACAGGTAATGCCAACAATGACATCAACGTTATTAAGTCTGGTAATTACATTCCAGGTGGTTTCAAAGTAAACCACTACTTCACAAGCCCCCATGCTTGGTTTATCCGTAACACCATTCCTGGTGGTACTGGTATGAAGTACTACGAACGTCACGCCATCATGTTTGATCAAGACAATGACTATGACACGATGAATGCTAAAGCCAAAGGCTATGAGCGTTATTCGTTTGGTTGGTCTGATCCCCGTGCTGTGTGGGGCGTTAATGGTCCCTAATTGTTACTAGTAACAGCCCCCATCCTAAAAAGGTGGGGGTTTCTTTTAATCCAAAGGAGTATTTAAATGGCTTACGAAATGTCTAAAATGAAGGGCAAACGCCCAGAACCCAGTATGAAAAAAGGTNCTGGTGAGGAAAAGAAAAAGATGGCTGCTAAAAAAGCACCACCTGCTAAAAAAATGATGAGTAAAAAAGTTTAATATTGGTATACAATCCAAATATCCAATGACGCTCTGTTAACTCAGAGCGTTGTTTTTAACAACGTCAAAGGAGTTTTAAATGGTAGCACCTACCCGTTTCCCTGCTGGCATTAGTACTTATGTAACCAAGACTAATAGCGTTCTTAGCACATTCCCCAATGTTCCTAATTCCACTCAATCAAGTGTTACTACATTTGAAATGAATCCTTATGTAGCTTCTAGCTACACTGTAACTAACACTACTGCATCTATTGGTGCTGGTACTGGTCTTACAGGATTTAATGGTGGTATTACATCTCTTGCTGTTACTACTGCTTCTGGTGGTAAAGCTGCTATTGCTCTTAATGGGAATAGTTCTACTGGACAAGCTGTTCAGTTTATTCCTGGTAACCAGTTGTGGTTTAATATTCAAGTAGCACACAACTCTACATTCTTATCTGACTCTACTACTGTAGCTCGTTATGGTTTGTTTGATGTGTCTGATACAACAGGTACTATTACCAATGGTGTGTATCTAGAAAAAGCTGCTGGTGGAACTGCTCTTAATCTTGTTATTAAGAACACTGGTTTAACTGGTTCTACAGTTACAACCATTATTAACAACGTAGCTGATTTAGCTAAACCAAGTGGTATCTATGGAGACACCAGCTCTACTGTAGGTACATTGACTACTGCTGGTAGCTCTAACAAATACACTAGTGTTGCTGTAAATGCAGCGGGTTCTGGCTACGCTCAAGCTCCTTTGGTTCGTGCTACTGGTGCTAATGGAAGCAGTCCTTACTCACAACTGTATTGCCAAACACAAAGTGGTTCTTTGTATGCTCCTTACATTGTTCACGTTGGTGGTACAGGGTACACAACTTTTACCAATGAAGTTAACCATTGGTTAGACCTCTCTTTCTACTATGATGGTAAAGGTCGTTTTTACTTTGGTGTTAATGGCAANCAAGTGTTGTCTATTGGACAAGATGGAACAACATCTTTAGCTGCTGGAGGTACTGCTACTAGTGGTAATGCTTTCTTTGCTACCAATGCTTCTATGACATCTTCTATTGCTCCAGTAACTCCTGCAAGTGGAGCTTTTGACAACATCATGCCTATGGTTGCTATTAATGCTGCTGCTGGTTACGCATTGAATACCAATGCTACCAACATTATGTTTATTGATAGTTTCCAAGTTGGTTCTGAGTACAACTAAGGAAAATAAATTGCACAGTAAACTAGTACACGAAGCTACACAAGACAGTATTAATGTTTCCATTGTTAGTGATGGTGGCAAAAATACTGTGTTCCTAGTAACAGGTACTATCAAACACGAAGACGATTCTGTATTTGATATTGTTGACATTAAAAGATTAGCTGGAAACCCAAGTAATATTCGTTTAGATGCAACTGTGTTTATGGTTGAAACTGGTCTAAGAGCATTACTTACCTATCGTAATCAACCTTATGTTCTTCCTTTGGAAGGTAGAAGTAAAGTTGATCTAGGATGGGTTAGTGGACTAATTGGTCACGAAATTGATATGGTATTTAAAGGTACAGGATCGTTCTTCATTGTGCTAGATGTAAGCAAAATGGGAGTATGAAATGAGTGACGTATTTATCAAGAGTGGTGAGCAGCCTCGCTACTTTGCTTTTAGTGGTGTGAACTCAGCAACAGCAACTGGTGCGTCTTCTCCCATTTATAAAGAAAGTCCTTACAGTAGTTTTCAAGGCATTATTAATGGTACAGGTACTGTGGGAGCTACAATAGCTATCCAAGTAACCAATGAAGATGACACAGCCAATGGTATTAAATCCAATTGGATTACCATGAGCACAATTACTTTGTCTGGTACTACTACAGCCACAGATGGCTTTACAACAATTGCTCCTTGGAGATGGGTACGTGTTAACGTATCTGCTATCTCTGGTACTGGTGCAACTGTTCAAATTATCATGGGTGTGTAAATGAGTATTGTTGTTAACGATCTGTATGGTTCTTACGTACCAGCTACTGCTAGTTACGTAGATAAATATGGCGTAACAATAACTCAATATGGTGTTATTAGTCTTACCATAGTATCTGCTTCAGCAGTCCTTCTTGAGAATGGTAGTTANCTTCTNCAAGAAAATGGTGGCAAAATTCTTTTGGGGTAATGAATGAGTTCAACTAATTTTACCAGTGGTACAGTCATTGCATCGTCTTGGTTAAATGATGTAAACAAAGCTGTTTACAATAATGTGTTCCCCAACTCTGGTGGTGGAACAACTAACTTTTTAAGAGCTGATGGAACATGGGCAGCACCATCAGGAGGTGGGTCTTCTCTTACTCTTCAACAAGTTATTGCTAATGGAANCACATCTACCAACAACGCTAGTATTGGTGGAGTTGGTATAGGAAACCAAATTAATGCTCCTACAGGTATAACTGTATATGGCATCACTTCAACTGCTAACTATGTTGGTTTACAAAGTAACTTTGGAGGTTCTACTACTTACTCCGTTCTATTGTCTGGTGCTGCATTTTTACCTTATTCAAATGGAGCATCTAGTAACAGTGGCATAGCTTTGGGTGCTCCTGCTTCGTTGTGGAGTTCATTGGGTGTAGCTGGTACGTTCTATTGGAACAATGCAACAATAGCAGCACCCAATACATCTTCAGGCGATGCTACTAAGTTTTTGAACAACCAAGGTGCTTGGGTAGTTCCTAGTGGCACAGGTACTGGATTAACTTCTGTAGGCTTGTCTATGCCTACTGGTTTCTCAGTGTCTAGTACTCCTTTAACTTCAAATGGTACGCTTTCTGTTAGTTGGTCAGGTCAAGTACCTACTGCTAATTTAGGAACTGGTAGTGCTAGTTCTACTACCTATCTAAGAGGTGATGGAACTTGGAATAGTCCCACATTGAATAGTGTAGTTATAGCAAACAACTATACAACTGCTAACATTGGTGTTGCTTGTAATAGCACAACATCTCCAACAACATCTTTGGGTTTGGGTAATCAAGTTAACTATGCTACTG